CTGGGGTTGGCAAATCTCAAATAGCTCTACGTTTATTGAAAATACACTCTGATTTTCGCCAGGCAACTGGTCGTCAGAGTCATTCTTTTGATCCTAAATTAGTTTATAATTACAATTATAACGATGAATTCATGTCTGGATTTACATCCGCTCATGATGCAATCGTTGTAGACGATCTTGGTCAATTCAATAAAGCTATTACTGAAGCTCGAAAGGGTGAAGCTATGGCTGAATTGATTGGTTGGATTAATCCAACTCCTTATGTTACTAATCAAGCTGAACTTGAGAATAAAGGAAGAATTCCTTTTCTTTGTCATTCTGTTTTAATAACTTCTAACTTTAAAGATATGGGCTTGAATAAAGTCTATGAAACTGGTGGCGGCATATATCGTCGTATACCTTTAGTCTTTGTTAGAGTTAAAGAAGAATTTAGAAAAGAAGGTGAGTCTCAATTATTGGGTGATCTCAACAATCCTCATAATCAAGACTTATATGAATATATTGTCCGTAAATACGTTAATGTTGACGGGGCTAATATTCAAAAGACTTGGGATCCTGACTCTAAGGAATGGATCGGTAATACTTCTTCTAAAATGGTTTTAAACCCTATGGTTCGTCCTATGGATATTTTTGAGTTTAGTGCCTTTTATAGAGATCACTTTTTAATTCCTCATTATAGCCAAATAGACCGTGCTAAAGTGTCTTCTAATTATTTTTTGAAGTCCGGTCCTTGTAGTATTTGTAACATTACTAAAGTTTTTTGTAAGTGTCCAGTAACTCAAAGTTCAAATGAACATGAATTACCACACCATCGAGATACTATTGTTGATGATGATGAACCCTCAATGGGTCATTGCGCTCTTTTAGAGTACCAATATCAACATAGTAGTGAGTACTTAAATCGCCTTGTCACTTTTGGCATAGCGTGTACTATATTACCTTTCTTAGTTTTTTCAGATGTTTGTTCTCATTTAATTGGTTTCTCCCCTATTAGAAATTTTATCCAAAATTGGATACATTTGCCACTTTTAGATGCAGTGGAATATTTAATAGTTGGGAGTTATTCACCATGGGACTTTGATGGAAAATTTATGTCTAATCAAAGGAAGCGTCTTTACAGTTATCTTGTAAGTGCGCGTGAAAGAACAAGTGGCACTGATTATTTATTGGCTTTAATCAGACGTCAACGCCGTAGCTTTCTTGTTAAAGCTGGTGTTGCCACTATCATGGGTCTAATGTCGATTTATGTTCTTCATAATAGCTTTGCTTCTCGAAGTGAAGATGAAGAAGAAGAAGACCCTGATGAAATTATTGAAGAACAACGAGAGGAGAACCCCAATCCTCCCGCTGTAAGCCAAATGGAATCTCTGAAGAAAATATCAGAAGAGAAAGACTATTGGAGTCCTGGTTACCAGGATATGTCTAAATTTGATGGCTCGTGTAAAAACGTTACATTAACACAATTGAAAAATCTGTTACCTCGTAATATACTATTAATACGTATTGAGAGTAAAACTAAATTATTTAATGTTAATGTGTTAGGTATTAAAGGAATGTTTGGAATTTTTCCAAAGCATACTTATTTAGTAATGAAAAAGTATGGTTTTAATTTCCGTTATGATATCTATCGTCATAATTCCAAGACAAACCTTGGTTCTTCTTGTTTTAATATTATTTTAGACGAGACCTGTTTCATAGATCCCGATGATGGATCTGATTATGTATTTATTAAACATGCTGCATTTGGAACGTTTCGAGATATTTCGAAATTTTTCCTCACACAGCGTTTTAATGGTATTACTAAGGGTGTTGCCATCGGCAGAAATGCTGAAGGTGATATTTTAGAAGTTGAGATTATGGGTTTAACAAGTAAACTTGCTAATTATCATGATGTCGAGCTAAACAAACACTTTGAATATCCTGCTTATTTAGCTTATGCTAAAGAAGCTACTAATCCTGGTTTTTGTGGTGCTCCATATATAATTCAAGGTCAAAATGGTTTTGCCCTTGCAGGTTTTCATGTTGCTTATTCTGCAGATCGACATTTAGTTTATTGTACTACTATTCTTCAAGAACAGTTATCTGTTATTGATAAGCAATTCAATATTGCTTCGTTTAATGGAATAGAATTACAAGAAACTTATGCGACAACACAATCTCTTTTTGTTGAAAAGGAGCTACATAAAAAGAGTGCTTTGCGAGACATTAAAGAACAATGTTCTTTACATGTGTATGGTAATTTAAATTTACCAAATCCCGCTTTGCGCACTTCAGTTTGTGGTACAATTATGCAAAGAGATGTTCTGGAGTATCATAATATGATATTACCAGATTTTGTTAGTCCAAAAGGTGTTAATTCTAAAACTTGCCTTAAAAATACTATTGCTAAGATGGGTGTTAAATCTAGCATT